GGGCGGGATAGAGTGCAACGTTACTGTGACCAGAGTCGATGCAACAAACAAAACCATAGTCGAGTTTGACGGGCCAATTTTTACGGGCACAACAATCACGGGGCAATATGTTGCATTCTACGAAAGGTTAGGCGGCGCTGCGTCTGCTGATCGGGTGATTACAATTATGAACTGGGGAGCGCCATATTCATCAGGTGGTGCTGCATTTCCAATGGGAATAAATACGATTGAAATTATGCCTTCGTATCCCTCCTGATGGATTTTCCTGCATCCCTGCTCCCAATCGGCAGGCCCCACACCCTGGGAGGATTTAATATTGCCGATGAAATCGACCGGCGTTTCAGAACGGGCGATGTCGTCCGGGGTCAAACTGTGGCCCTGCCGTTGCCGCTGCTGACCCCCGCGCAATTCGAGGACCACGTCGAGCATTGGCGAACGGTGGGACTGTTGTCCGCCTGGGGTTTGCCGGCAGCTGTGTGGGTTGGGCGTGCATCACCGCCGCCCGTGACGCTCTGGCGCTATGCCTCGGCACCCAGCTGGAGCCTGCAGCCTGGGGGGCTGTGGCTGGTGTCTGGGGTATCGCTCCGGGCTGCTGACTAGGGGCTGCCCTACTGCCGGAGGAATGGGGCGGTGTCTACAGTGTAGTTTGTGGTTCCCCTGCAGATTGCGCTTAGCCTTATCTCGTCAATATATGCGTGAGCGCCTTTAAACGTAATCCAGCCAATCCTGCTGCCTGAGAAATCTAAACTTCCAAGGGTTTCTGAGTCTCGATCCATCACTAAATCACCATTCACAAAATAGTAATACACCCACCCAGTGCCAGCAGTGTTTAGTTTTCTGGTGTATCTCAGGGCCAGCCATGTATTAACTGCTGGAAAGTACGCCTGGAAAGCCTGGCCGCCTGAATGAATCATGTAAATATTATTCTCGCTTGAATCTATACCAATCTGAGTGCCAGCTGACTTGCCTAAAATCGTGTTGTTTTTTGCGTTACGCAATCTGACGCGAGCGTCAAGCGTAAACTCGCCCGTTATTACTAGCCGAGAGTCTGTCGGCAATTGCACCGCACTGGCGGAGCTATCGGTGTTGGGTTGATCAAGTTTCAACGAACTGCCGCCGAATACTGATTGTTCGGTTGATATTTGCGCGTTGCCGACTGCGGTCAGCGTCAAGTTTAGCGGGCCTTCATCATCAAATGTGGTGGAGCCGTTTGCTCCATTAAAGCCGCATAGCAATAAATTAGAGTCAAAAAATGGATCGTAGATAGTTGTGTCCAGCGTGTTGGCCGCTGTAGTGCGCAGCAGAATCAGCGATCTGGCGGCTGGGGGGGTCGTCGGGACGCCGGCTGCCGTGGTGGCCAGACGGATGATCGATGTGGCAGCGGGAGGCCCAGCTGGCAGCGCCCTGGCGGCCGTGGTTCGCAGCACGATGCGAGACGTAGCAGTCGGGACCAGCGCTACTCGCACCCGCACCGCCCGGAACGTGCATGTCAGAAAATACAGCTCGCTGCCAGTAACCGATCGAATGTCTTCCTGCTGGGGGTCCGCTGCGTAGACCCAGGCGTAGCCAGGCCGCGACAAGGCCGGGGCCAGGGTGACGGCATCGAAGGCAAACGGGCGGCCCTGCTGGTCGCGTGCATGGTTGCGCACGCTGTTGGCCTCGGCTTCGGTCAAGTTTTTGAACGGCAGGGTCAGCGTGTCGCCGGTGGCCATGGTGTCGGCCGTGGTGGTGACGGTGCTGCCGTCGTATCCCGCAACCACCGCCGCAGAGATCGCGCCGGGGGTGATGATGGCATCGGCAGGAATAAGGGAAGGAAAAGTCGCCATCGGACTACACCCCGGTCAAGGTGGAAAATTCAAATTTCCAGTCCCACATACCTGAAATAGTACCGTCCCTTAAGTGTTGATAATTATTTTGAATGTTTGTGTATGATCCATCTGCGTTGTAGATTCTGATGTAAGTCCAGAATTCGTCTTCAAAATGTTTTACCGCTCTCTGGCCAGGCTGGACGGAAATATCAATTTGCACAATCTCGGAACCAGGGGTTGATATTCTGGAATAAGCAAGTAGCAGGACATATTTTGTAAAGTCAGCTGGCGGTTGTGGTGGCAACGGTGGATTCGCCGGGCCGTCAGGGGTGCCAGGCTGAGCGGGAATGCCAGGGGGCTCAACCGGGCCGGTCGGCGGCAACGGGCCCGGGGCGCCACCACCGCTGCCACTGCCGCCACCAGCACCGCCGGGAGGGGCAGCTGGAACACCACCACCAGCCACAAAGTTGCCACCGCCGCCACCACCACCGGCATACTCTCCGCTGGTAGGAAACCGCCCATTTTTGTTGTAGAAATAAACCTCCTCAGCGGTCCGGCTATCTGCATCCTCATCAGGAATTGATGTATCAGTGGCCCTGCTGGGGTCTGCATCGCAGGAGGGGCCACTGTTGCCAGTGATGAACATGTCGCCTGCTACCGTCACTGCCGCCACGTCTAGCGCCACCAGAGAGCGATGCTGCGCGTCAACTGGGAAGTGCTCCAGTGAGAGGGTCAGATGCCCATCGCGGCTCTTGTTCAAGTTGGTGACCAAATACCATTGAATCATTAAATCGCTGGCTCCTGTCTCCAGGTCTTCCCGGTCCAGCTGAAGTGCGACTTTGTCGCCCTCGCCCAGCCCAGAAGTCCAGTAACCAGGCTTGACTATGACTTGCGCCGAGTGAGTGATGTGGCGGCGCTTTGCCTGATTGAAACGTATCGCCCGCGCAATATGAATTTCTGAGGTTGCAAACTGGCTCAGGTCATGTGTTTCGATTGGCGCCGAGTCCGGGGTGTCGTCATATTTGACCGTGCTAGTTCTGGTAATTCCTGACAGCCCATCGTCACCCTGCTGCCGCCACGCCACTTCAGCGATGAATGGCCGCCTGGCCTGAGGGTCTGAAAGCTGATACGAATAGCTGCCATCTACTACAGCTTCATTGTCAAAGATCCATTTAGGCTCTTGCGGGCCAACATCAATCGCACCGCTAGGCGTGACGGGCAGCAATGGCGTTAGCCCGTACCGTCCGCCTACGCTGGTTTCCCGCACCAGAAAATAAGGCCCGACCTTGTTTAGCCAATCACTGGTGCTGGTTGGTTCGGTCAAGATGCCATCCCAAAACAAGCCATTCACCGCCATAAAATTGGCAGTCTTAACAAACGACTCGCGATCAATTTGTATCTCTGAAACCTTACCGGTGTGGGTCAGCAGCCAGTAATAAAGCTCGGCTAGATTGTTGCTGCTGCCGTAAACACCATCAGTCAGCCGGGTGGACTGAACGCCGTTGCGGATAAAAGCATGTACCGACCGCTTCCAGTATCCTTGATCTTCATTTGCAACACCATAAGGGTCGTCGCCATTGATGTAAACAACCGAAAACGAAAGCGTAGACATGCCTTCGTAGGTGCCGGCCGTGCCGCATATTGTGGGCGCTGGAACAGCCTTTGCGACCAAATAATTATTGTTTAATAAAGCCTCAGACTGATTTTTTCCATCAACAAAGGTGGTAGTTCTAAAATACAAAACGTTTCTATATACATCTTTAAGAAAATTGCCAGGTGCCCACCTTCCTGCTCGCTTGTTTCGTGATTGGCTGAACTGGCCAACCCTGCAACGGCCATGAAAAATATCGCGTACCTGAATACCTCCTATATTACCCTCACTTAAGACAAGATGATAAAAAACTTTTACAGTATTGGGAAGGTCAAGACTGACAGTTCTGTACTGAATTTGCCCACCTAATGTAACGCTATAAGGTTCTTCGCGTAGCTCTGTTGGGGTTTCAAATCTGCAGGCAGTTGCTTTAGGTGCAATCAAAACCCCGCCTGTATTGCCTACTCGACGGGTCCATACAATTGGAATTCGCTCAAACAGCAGCATCGCTTCCTGATCTTTACCCAGATCCAGCCCCCCTGATATTCCATTACCGCTGCCAATGGCCATGCTCCCGCCCAGGGCTGCTGCGCTAGTGCCTGTTGCATAGCGAGAAGGCCGCGCCTTGGCGCCTACACTGCTAATAGCAGACTGATATACATCACCAGCAAAAGAACTTGACGAACGTGAGCTGGCGCCTCCACTATTTCCCGACCGCATTATAGGGGCAACCATTAGAACGACAGCACGCAGGGTGTCCCGATCAATTCGGTAGTCGCAATTCTAGGTGGAATTGTGGCAACCACTGGCGGCAAAGTGCTGCTGGCAGAGAATGAGATCCCGGTCAGCGTGCCACCACCGCCGCTGATGGCGAGCAACGCTGAGTCATCCCGGATCAGGCCACCCAGGACGATTCGATAGTGCGTCACCTGAATCAACCACTGCCCAGCCACAGCCTGCAGCACGTCGGCCAGAGCAGCATCGGAATAGGGGCAGGTGATTGTGACCGATGCTGCCGCCACACCCGAATCAAACCCAGGGCAGTTGAACTCCTGATACCGCCAAACCTGAGGCCCGTCGCCGTCGCCCGCATCCCAGCTGCTGAAGGGACTGTTGTTCGCCAGGTTGAGCCGGTGCCAGCGTGCCCGGGCCACGCCGCCGGGGTCCATCCATTTGATGGTCTGGGTCCAGAAGTAGGGGCCCGTCGCGGTCATCGGGCCATGCCCAGGGCCTTGCGCCCGTCATAGCTCTTGAGGTGGTCCCAGAGCTGGCCAACGCCATCGCTCACCATGGCCTCGGCATCCTCGCGCCGGATCCACTGGGAGCCGTCGGGCTGCTGCTGGACTGGGCCGGTTTGAACCTGGATCGTTGGGGCGAAGGTGCCGCCTCTGGAGCCCCCGCCAGCAGCGCCGCCCGTGGCAGCGCGAGGGGCCAACCGATGCAGATCGATGATCTGTTCCTGAGGGTGGACCATGGCCATAAATCCGCCCTGCCCATCGAGCCCGCCAGACCGGGGGCCGTTGCCGGTGTAGCCGCCGCCGGCAAACTGGGGCACCTGCACGGGTTGAATCATTCCCAGCTGCGGGCCCCGCACGGCGGCGCTCACCGAATTAGCCGCCTGAATCAGGCGGTTGATCTGCTCGATGAAGCTGTTGACCGCCCGCCCTGCCAGGCTGAGGGCCGAATTGATCACCCCCCGCACCGTGCCGACGATCGATTCCCAGGTATTGGCAATGGGCCGCACCAGGCCCACGGCGTAATCCCTCATCCCATCCATGGCCAGATTCCAGGTTTGCCCCAGGCGTGCAATCAGGCCATTCTCTGGGCCAATGATGGTGTCGATAAAGGCGGTCCAGTTCTCGCCCAGGTTGGTCAGGATATTGCCGGCATAGCTGCTGATGCCGTCCATCATCAGGTTCCAGCCACCGCCGATCATTGCGACAAACCCGGTTTCAGGGTTGGCGATCAGATCCCAGAGGCCACGGAAAGCATCGACGATCTGGTCGCGGAAATTGAAAACCACCACCGCCGTGGCCACGGCTGCCGCGCCGATCAGCACCGGGGCGGTCACGAACCCGGCGACCAGGGCGGCCAGGCCGGTTGCTACCGGCACGATCGCGCCGGCTATGCCCGCCAGAGTGGCGCCAATGCCCAGGCCGGCAAAGGCACCCAGCACCGTTACTACGCTGGTGATGACGGGAGCCAGCAAGGTAAAGCCCACGGCCAACAGAGCCACGCCTCCAACCGCTGCCTGTATCGGGCCTGGCAGCATTGTGAAGGCATCAATCACCGCAGTCAGCGCCGTGGCTGTTGCATCCAGCGCAGGCAGCAAAGCCACGGTCAGTCCAGCAGCAAGACCGCCGACCTTGCCCCCAAGCATAGCCAGTTTGTC